TTTGTTTCTTGTTGTTTCGCCTTGCTAGGCTCCCTAGTTAAGCTGTTTTTCTTTCAATAAACTCAGGTGCGGAAGGGTTTGTGACGTCATAAACTGCTAGCTCTTCAAACCAGCTAGCCCAACCGCCATTTAGCTTTTCGTTTAAACTCTCTTCCCCGTAGCAGGTTAAGCAGTCAGTCACTAGCCCTTCGCTAGTGCCCTGTATTAAATACTCTTTTTTTGCGCTCACAGTCTCTCTCCCCTTCGTTTCTTGTTGTTTCGGCTTGCTAGCCATCTTCAGTACACTTCGCATTAAGTGTAGACAACCAAGCTCTCACATATCGTAACGATTGACGCTTTGAGCTTGTGCAAGGTATTAGATCCGGCCTTGTCCCGTCTTCCACTAAGTTGAGCTAGTAGTCAACACCTCTTAACTAGGTGACACCCGTTCAAGGTTTCCCTTGGAACAACTCAATTAAACGATGTTTCCCCCTGCATCGCAACAATTAATTAACATAAAATGAACCCTCACTTCACCCTTTGTTTGCAGCCACTTGCTATCATGTCAACCCTTAATCAACCCTCATTTAAGCACTAAAACACGTGGAAAAACACTCCAGCCTACAACGACCCTACAGAATGATGCGTTTAGAGCATGTAATCGGCTCAACTAATTAGCGACCAAGACTAGCCAAACGGGGAGCTTTAGCGACCAATACTTATTAAGCCCAACACACAAAAGGGAGCATCGCGACCCCTCGCCGTCAAACCATCAAACCCACCTATACAACCTTGTCTAGACCACATCTAAACAACACTCTTGACAAACAGCGTATTCGCACCTACAATGAGCGAACAAAGCGCCTAAGGAGCCCGCTGAAGGGTAAAGCGAATTAGGGCTATCCATTAGTCAGTCTTCACAGCGAAGCGAAAAACACAACGTGAGTGAGGTACGAACGAGAGCGAAGCGGCACAGTGAGCGAAGCGAGAGCGTTAGCGGCCTTGACCCAGTCTGTTGATCTAGTACGGGGATAGAGAGCTGTTCAACTGCAACGAGAGCGAAGCGAGGTTTAAACACAACCCCCGCCTGTCAACCCGCAAAGCTCCAAAGCCCTCGCACACGTGTAGTCTTTATTGAAAGAATGTAGTGTGTTCCGCTGTGATAAGCCCTGTTTTGAGCCTACCCTTACTATAGGTTACCCTGAGTTATTGCCTTTAAGGGGCCATTCTGTAGGCCGTATTACTTAGACTTAGTTGCAACAAGGGAGAATGCGTGCATTCGATGGACTAATAGGGCAAAAGCCTGCTTGGTTTGTCCATCAAGGGAGATAGCCCAAACGGGACCGCCACACAGGAAAAAGCCATAGGGGGGGGGCTCGAAGGGGGGTGCCATCGGGAGCGAGCTTCTGTCGGTGGTGTGAGTTTGGACCCCCACATCGTTTTCCATAATTTGAAACCCCTCCAAACTCCCTCCCAAAATACACCCTTTTTGGTTTCCCCAACTCCAAAAATATTTTTCAGAAAATTTAGCCCTCAGCTAGAGCTTAGGTGTGGCTTGGGCCATCGTTCGTTAATAAACTCCCATAAAATTGTTCGCTATCGCTCACACCACAGAGGGTATTCGCTCACATCATGGAAGATTCGCCCTTGACAATCTTCTGTCGCTGGGTGTATAAGGGGTTCATGAATAGCAACTGCTACAGCATAACGTGGAGTGAGGATGAGGAGAGTGATGAATGCTCTTTGTGCTTCACTGATGGTTGCACGATAGCTGAGGTTGATGAGAAGTTTGCCAGAATGCACCCAGAAAGTTATGTTATAGCCGTTCATTTGCTTGGGGAGTTTTTGATAGAGGAAGGCGGCGAGAATACTCTTGCTGAAGAATAGTTTTAAGAAGCGTAACCTTGGCGCTATATAAACGGAGTGAAGCTAAAAGCAAACCTCTCAGGCCCTATTTAGACTAGAAAAAAAGGCAATAGAGTGTGGTGAATGAAAGGAATCTCTCGGTGTGACGAGTTTGCCCCCAGTGACTGAATGCACGTTAAACATCTTCCACCCACTTATCACAACTAGTCGCTTTTTGTTAGCTGATGGCGCCCTCCCTCTCGGTGTTTCTCCCCCGCCGCTACATCAGCAGGGAGACGGGGTAAGGCACGTTATAGCCTCTTTTTTTAAACGAGGAGGGATAGATGATTAAAGAAGAAGTTGTATTACACGTAGCAACCGCGGCTATTCTGGACTGCGAAATTAGTAGTCGCTGGTTAGATGTTAGGGTTTATGAAGATGAATCAAGCCGCAAGCTGACCGTCTCCTTTGAATTCCCCTTCATCAAAAAGGGTGAGATAATAACCCTACACATGGACATCAAGTGCGACCACGCCTCTGATAGCCTGCTAGATCCAGCGGATATGAAGCGAGAGATTAATAGGCTTCTGGATAAGGAGAGGGGGAAGTAATGAAACCTGAAATTATGATGATAATCCTAGCCTTTTTGTGGTTTTTATACGGGCTGTTTAGTGGGAAGCTGTCATGAATAAAGACATTGAGACATTGAAAAGACTCTCCATTGGAGCGGTTCGCATGGAGGAGGAAAAGATATTCGTAATTCCACCGATGCCACCATTGAGCCATTGGCAGATAACGAGGAAGTGGTTTAGAGCTAGTAAATTCGAGGTTGTCGTTGGGCTTTGCCTTGTTGCGGTCTGCACTTGCGCTAAAATCCCTGCTGGGAGCTTTATTGGCTGGTTTATCATTGGAACAACCCTGCCATATTGGTTTGAACTCAAGCGCATATGGGGGAAATAAACCAATGAATAAAGACATTTTGTATTCCCACATCAAGGGAGCGTTCCCTGAGTTAGACAACTCCACCCTCAATGCCTATTGTGTTGCCCTGTGGGGGAGTATTAGCGCTTGGCACAGGGAAGAGCGTTCGAAGCTGACGCTTCTCCATAAGGAAGAGCTTAAAGCCTCTAAGGGCTCAAAGCTACCCAAAGGCAAGCGCCTAACGGAAGAGGAGCGTGCTGACGCCATTGAGGAGTTTTTGGACACGAAGTTGCTAGAAAAGACCATCAGTGCCGCCGAGATTGCTCAGTTGAAGGACATCTTGAACCTGAAGCAACGTGACCGCGACGTAATCATTAATGTTGTGCGTTATGACGAGATGAAGAACGGGGAGAGCTAATGAAGGTTATATACAAACGGGACATGCTTGAGAAAATCCTAGAAGCAAAAGAGTGTGCGGCGGAGGCCCAATGCCAAATTAGTAAGATTGAGCTAAATGAAACAGAGTCGCTTATTCTCAGACGAGAGTTAAACCCTCTATTGGGATATGGCCTCCCAGCTCAAGAGCCCTTTACTGGCGAAAACATACTTGGCGAAAGAGTATTCACCGTAAAGGATTCAGATTAACAATGGCTGACATCCAGATACCTGTAACAACACCTCGACCCTATCAGATGGACTTCTGGAGGGCTATGGATGAGGGAGCTCGCTACGCCGTTATTAGCTGGCATCGACGAGCTGGCAAAGACCTCACATGCTTCTCGTTCATGGTGAGGCAGGCTCTGCTAGAGGTTGGTACGTATTACTACTGCTTCCCTACACTGGAAGATGGTAAGGAAATTTTGTGGGACTCCATCACGACAATTGATGGCAAGAGTGGCCCTTTAGTGGACTTACTGTGTCCCGCCTCCATTGTTAAGCGCAAGAACAACTCCGATCACTTCATTGAGCTAATCAACGGCTCTCTCATTCGAATGAAGGGAACCGACAGCGGAAAGGTTGTTGGTAATGACGGTAAGGGGTTTGTGTTCTCGGAGTGGCAGAACCAGAAAAGTGAGATGTTTGACTACATCCGCCCCATCCTGCGCCAGAATGACGGTTGGGCCATCTTCAACGGCACAATGCGTGGCAAAGAGAATCATTTATATAAAGACATCATTCGCAACGAGGGTGTTCATGGTTGGTTTTCGCAGTGGCTCAGACCTGAAGACACGAAGCAATACTACTGGGTTACACCGCCAGACACCCCAATTGAGTATCGAATCTGCGTAAACCCTGAGTTAGAGGGACAAATTAACCCAGACACCGGCAAAGAGTATGACAATATTCAGTGGCAGGTTGACTCGGGTGCAAGTCATTCTCGCACAAAGCAAGAGTTTTTGAATGAAGCTGTCCAAATTGTCGGCGGAACCTACTATGCCTACGAATTGAAGCGTATGGAGCTGGACGGACGCACTAAAGCTAAATATGACCCACGTTCCCCTGTTTACACATTCTGGGATTTGGGTGGAGATAAGCAAGACAGCGACAAAACCTGCATCTTATTTGCCCAAATGCACGATAATGAGAGTAGGGTTGAAATCATCGACTACTACGAGAACTCTGGACACCTCCGAGGCCACTACTTTGACGAGTTGGGGCGCAGGGGTTACCAATATGGAGGGCATTACATCCCCCATGACGGCAAGCGGAGCAATGTTTGGACGGGTGAGGACATGAGGGAGACGGCTCGGAAGCATCACGGCATTGAATTGCAGTACATTCCCAAGACCAACAGTGTTCTGGGAGACATTGAGATTACGCGCCAAGACTTTGTCAACTGGGCTTTTGACACAGACGCTTGCTCGGAGCTGATTACGCATCTGAACAACTACCACGAGTCTGAGACAACAGGTAAACCTTGCCACCGCAACAACTGCTCTATATGCCACGGAGCCTCTCATGGAGCTGATAGCGCCCGAATGATGGCTATGGCTAGGCATTTAAAGCTGGTTGAGGCGTATTTGACGAATAAAGCGGAGAAAAGACGCGTATTCACCGCAAATGATGATTGGGTGTGTTGCTAATGAAACCCTTACAAACAGCCATTGATTGGTGTGACGCCAACAACGAGGACCTTATAGCCATTGTTGACAATCACCTTGCCCACGGCTGGGTCTATTCTGGGGAAGATGCTTTTGTAGTGGCTACGCTTGAGAGTAGGGAGTTGTTATTGAGACCCAATCTAAATAAAGAGGTTGACAAAGACACGTGGTATGTGTATCTATATGCAGGTAACTTAAAGCGAGTTCTTGAACTAATACCATTTCAGATGGAATGGGTGGCCTTCAGGCGAGATAATGGCCCGATTAGATTTTATAGAACCAACAAACTACTAAAACGAATCGGGAGATAAGATTATGGGCGGCGGATCAAAACCTAAAGCACCACCAGCAGCAGCACCGCCTCCAACAGAGACTAGTGCTGATGTGGTTCAAGAGACAGAGTTCCAAAAACGCAAAGCATTGCTACGCGGTGGACGCAAAAGTACAATTCTATCAGAACAAACCAATCCTGCCGCTGGCGGAAAATCACTACTAGGCCAATAATCAGTAAGGACGCGTTATGGATGGTCTTAGATACATTAAAATGTGGGAGCACATGGAAAACCACAACCGCAATTGGGCTAACCAATGGCAGGAGTGGGCAGACTGGTGCCTTCCACACAAAGACAACATCACTCAGATTCGGATTGCTGGGCAGGAAAAACCCGTTCGGCGGCTAACTGATACGTGCATTGAGGCAAACTTCAACTTTGCTTCAGGTATGTATAGCTATATGTTCCCCCCTTCCACGATTTGGGCTAAGTTTAAGCACCCAGATCCGAACATGATGGGGGAAGATGATGTTGCCGATTACTTCGAGAGTGTGTCTAGGATCATTCATGAAACAATTTTAGAGAGTAATTTTGCACAAGAAGTGCAGGAGAGCCTTCTCGACATGGGGTGCTTTGGAACAAACAACATCTATGCCGAAGAGGACGACGACGATGTAGTGCGTCTGCGCTCATTCACTGTTGCCGACTATCGCATCGAAACCAATAATAAAGGCCGCGTAGACACTGTGGCACGTAAATTAAAACTGGATGCACGACAGATGGAGCAGGAGTTTGGAGTAGACGCTTTATTTAAAGCTGACCTGGGCGAAATCATTGAGCAGTTGAAGAGTGGGGCTAAGAACGACACCAAGTATGAGGTGGTTCATCTGGTTATGCCTCGCACAGACTACGACCCCCACAAGATTGATAACGAGAACAAGCCTTGGGCCTCTCGCTATGTCTGCCTGAAGACGAAGAAGATTATCAAGGAGAGCGGCTACGACTACAACCCCTACTTCGTTGGTCGCTTTGCCATAGGTAATGATGAGGTGTATGGGCGCGGGCCAATGTCCATGATTATTGGAACAGCTCGCCGCACCAACTCCATCTACCGCTCAATGGTTGTCTCTGCTGAAAACCACGCCAACCCGCAATGGTTGTTGCCAGACGACGACAGTGTTAGCTTTAAGGGTAGCCCCAATCGGGCTGGAGCCATGCTGTATTACAAAGCAACGGGTGGAGCTAACGCCAAGCCTGAGCGCCTACAGCCCAACGGTGACCCAAACATCGCCCTTGAGATGTATCAGCTCCACGACTCTAGTATTAAGCGAGCTTTCTTCAACCACCTGTTCCGCCCGTTAGATGACCATCAGAATATGACGGCTACAGAGACAAACGCTCGTGTTAGCACAGACCTAATGGCTTTAGCGCCTTTCGTCAATCGCTATCAGGACGAGGTGGTCACTCCGTTACTGACATACATTTACTATTTGCTACAGAAGCAAGGTAAGCTACCTGAATTGCCACAAGCCCTTGCTGACGACGCCTCTTTTGAGGTTGAGTACATTGGCAAGATCTCGCTGGCAACTAAATCGTTCGAAGTTATGGGAGCCTTCCAAACCCTACAAATGTTTGCTGAGACAGCTCAGTACATTCCACAGGCGGCAGAGGCTTTCATCAACGTTGATCAGGAGAAGCTATTTAGAGAGACTTGGTATGCGAACGGGGGAAGCATGAATGTGCTTAAGTCCTCGTCGGATGTCGCAGAGGAAAAAGAAGCACTTGCCCAGCAAGCAGATCGGCAGCAGATGATGGACAACCTTCCACAAATGGCGCAAGCCTACTCTCAGGGCATTAAAGCTCCTGAAGATGGAAGCATGTCTCAAGCCGCTGGTGAAGCTATGGCAAGTCAAATGGGAGGGTAGAGGATGATGAACATTGAGCAAGCTGACAAGATGGTTGGCTGGTATAGATACACGTTCAGTTCAGCGGAGGGAGAGGCTGTTCTGAAGGACTTAGCGAAACGTTGTGGTGTTATGGCAGGGGGAGACAACTTTCAAGCTGGCCCCGCCATGACAGCCGAGCAACGAGCTTATAGAGATGGGCAACAAGATTTGTATAAGTCAATTGAGATGATGGTTCAGCAGTGAAGTTGAATTGGAAGGGGAGGAGTCGCCTTGTAGAAGGTGTCTATCGAGTGCATGACTGCCCCAAGTGCAACTACCACGAAATCATCAACTGGTCCCGCTACTGCCCTTGGTGCGGAAGACGAGTGAAGTGGGATAATGCTGAAGAGTTGTTGGAGGATGAGCAGTACGTAGAAGCTTTAAAGAAGGTTGAGGGGGCAGTCGTCAGATTGTTCAAGAGGTTAATAAATAAAGGAGAAGATAAATGAGTGAAGAACAAGTAGTTGTAGAGCCCGTAGCAGTAGAACCAGCACCCGTAGCACCTGTAGCCGCAGAGCCCGCCCCGCTAGATTATAACGCTATGCTGGGCAACCTTCCTGATGAGATGGGAGGACATTCGTCTTTAAGCAAGTACAACAGCATTGAGGATTTGGCGCGAGCCCACATCAACTCTTCCTCTCTCAACAGCAAGAAAGCTAGTGAGTTTTGGACATCCGAAGATCCTCAAGTTGTCGCAGAGCGCAACAGCATCATGGGTGTTCCTGCTGATGCGGCTGGCTATGAGTTGGTCAAACCTGCTGACTTCCCCGCTGACATTCCTTACGATGAAAACCACCTTTCCGACTTTGCGGCATTTGCGGCAGAGAATGGCATGTCAAAAGACCTAGCTGAGAAACTAATTCAGTTTGATGCTGGACGCGCCTCTAAGGTGTTTGAGAGCACGCAGGCCATTACAGCCGAATACAAGCAGGGTAAGATTGACGAGCTGAAGAAGGAGTGGGGAACCAAGTTTGATTACAACGACTCCAAGGTATCGCAAATCGCTGACCACCTCGGCATCACAGAGGTTTTGATGGACACCGGCCTCTCTCACGAGCCAGCTGTTCTAAACATGCTTCTCAACCAGATTGGCCCAGCCATCAGCAATGACAAACTCATTGAAACAACCAAACAAGACAGCTTTGCAACGCTTCAGGACGGCCTAGACGCCATTGATAGCAAGATTTACAACATGGATTCATCCGACCCTGCCTACAAGTCCCTGCTTGCAGAGCGCATGGCGATGTTGGAGAAAGTATCTTGACATCCTTGTTGAGACGTAGTATAGATAACAAATTAGGTGATACAGAAGACACCTCTCACATTTGAGAAACTTCATTTAGAGCCAAAACCGAGAGGTTTAAATCTAGGTGCAGACCCACAAGTTGTGGATACCCCGCCCGAAAACGGTAAAGTATAATTCTCAAATGGAGACTAAAAATGTCAACAGAAATCAGTAATGCCTATAAAACAGGCTTTGATCGGAACATCCGACGCACTACTGAAGTGAAGGGTGGAAAACTTCGCTCCAAGGTGCAACTAGCTACCGGCGATAACTATCGTTCGGAAGGTGTATATCAACTAATGAGTGGTGGCGGTTTGCCATCCAAACGCACGAATCGCTTCGGTGATTCTCCTGTATCTGAATCCGATTACACTCGGCGTCGGGTCACCCGTGACGACTATGAAGATGGTCAGTTCATGGATTGGTCTGACATCAGTCGTATGTGTACAGATCCTAAAGCAGAAAAACTCGACATCATGTTGGGCAAATTCAAACGTCAGGAAGACATCATCATCCAGCAGGCTCTTTTGGGGTCAGCACAGGGTGGCGACAATGGCGAAACAGCAACAGCATTCACCGCTGGTAACATCATTGATGTTCAAACTGGTGGAGCTTCCGCTAACGTAGGTTTCACTTACGAGAAGTTGGTAGCTACGCTTAAGCTGTTTGGTGATAACAACGTTGACCTTGAAAACCAACGGCCTTGTATTCTTGTTTCTTACGCTCAGTGGGAAGACATGATGCAACAGGACGAGTTCATCAACAACGACTACACTGGCAACCGCCCTGTAGACGGAAAACAGACGATGATTAGCAACTATATGGGTTGTGACTTCCTCATCTCGAACATTGTTCCTTGGATGAACACGGCTGGCACCGGATTCAACATTGCTGATTCCGACATCAACACCACTACTGGTGCGTGGACTGACACTGACAGTACAGACATTCGTGCCTGTATCGCATTCATGCCAGACGCCGCATTGCTAGAAATCAACCCAGACATCAGCACCGAGATTGATAAGCGGTCTGACAAAGGGTTCAACTGGTATGCGTACGTCAAGCAGAGTTTAGGCGCTGTTCGTATGGAAGAAGAAAAAGTCATTGCTATTCCTTGTGACGAAAGTCCCTAAGTCGAATAACTAAAAATTAACAGGAGAAAAAAATGGCCACTTATGTAAACCCAATTGTTACAACCATCGGCTCGAACGTTGTTCGTAAGAGCGACTATCGTGGTAATATGCAACAGATTCCTATTTTCATTGACGCTTCGGCGGCTCTGATCAATAACGCTGATGTTATTACCCTCACCTCGGTGCTTCCGCAGAACTGTAAGGCAGTTGCGATTGCGCTCAACCATGATGGTGCAAACGGTGTTGCCGCATCCACTACGCTTGCTGTTACAGCAGGTGGAACGGTGCTGACGCCAACCGCAACCATCCCAACGTCTGCTGACACTAATAGCACGCTCATTGAGTATAGCTTGAAGAACACGGACGTTTCCGGCCTTTCCATCATTGGAACGGTTGGCGGTGCTGACTGGGCTGATACAGTTGACCTGTACGGCTACATCACCATCGTTACGGATGAGTAATCGTTCTACGAACTCAGGGGGCGGGACGACCACCGCCCTTTTTCTTTCCTTCTAAACAGGAGTGTCATGTCTTATTCAAAAGAGCAAATTGCAAATCTAGCACTAGCAAAGGTTGGAGATGAGGCAGGACAAATAACCTCCTTTACCCAAAACTCCAAAGAAGCCAACCTTGTTAACAAATTTTATGAGCCTTCCTTACGGGAGGTTCTTCGCATGCACACTTGGAACTGTGCTAAAGAACGTGTTCAGTTGGCTCAGAGCACAACTGACCCTGCCTTTGGGTGGGATAACAGCTTTCCTCTCCCCGCCGACTGCATTCGCCCCCTAGCCTTCTATAGCTCTTCTAGCTCTCAACGTGCCATTCGTGAAAACGTTGAATGGAAGATTGAGGGGCGCAACCTATTCACCAACGCAGATGCGGCCTACCTTCTTTACATCAAATACCTCACCGACCCTAACACAATGGATGAGCTGTTCATTCGTTGCCTCTACACCCACCTAGCCATCAAGCTTGCCTACCCGCTAACGGAAGACCAAGCAATGGTGCGGATGCTGGAAGATGAGATGAATTCGGTGATTATGCCAGAAGCCCGTCGTGTTAACAGCTTTGAAGGGTATGAGATTCCTTCAGTTGACAGCGACTGGTTAGAGGCTACATACATTTCTGGGTCAGAAACTAACCGACCATTTGGAACAACAACCTACGGAACCTTTTAAGGAGGCATTATGAAAGTTTGGCAATACGCTAAAGAAAACGGAATGACGACCAAAGAGGTTAAGGAGCTTTTCGATCTCCCCAGCCATATGTCCATTATCCCTGAGAGCTGTGATGAGCTTCCAGAAGTGAAGGAAGACAAGAACGAAGTGGTTGTTGAGATTGCGTCTAAACAAGCCGCCCCTGTCAAGCTGGAGAAAAGCCTACCTGTAGCTGAGGTTGTCGAAATTGTTAAGGAAGCTGTCGAGGATGTTAAGGATGTATTAGAGGAGGCTGACGTTGACCTAGAGTTGATTGAGCGTTCTATTCGAGGTGCTGGGACCAAATCCCCATACTGGAGCCTTAGACATCTAATTGGACGCGACTAATGGCAAACACCCCTGTAATCAATTCTTTCAATGCTGGCGAGTTGAGCCCTTACATGTACGCTCGGAATGATCTGAGTAAGTATAATGCGGGTTGCCTAACGCTTGAGAACTTCCAAATCCTGCCTTACGGTGGAGCTGTTAGGCGCCCCGCCATTAAGCATGTTGCCGAGACGAAGAGTGATGACAAGGTGCGACTCATTAGTTTTGAGTTTTCCAGTGAGCAGACATACATCTTGGAGTTGGGGGATGCCTATGTGCGCTTCTACCACAACGTTGCTGGGGTTCCCACACAGATTGAGAGTGCGCCATCCACACCACTAGAGGTTGTTAGCCCTTGGGCTGTAGCTGACCTATACGACATTAAGTATGTGCAGAGCGCAGATGTCATGTGGTTTACGCATGAGGATTACCCCGTCTATAAACTTTCCCGCACCTCTGACACAGTGTGGACGCTTGCTGAGATGGTTCCTGACTTTCCCGCCCTGTTGGATGAGAACACCACGGCAACAACCATTACACCAAGCGCAACGACCGGAAGCGTCTCCTTAACTGCGACGGCGTCATCGGGCATATTTGATGCGGCTCAGATTGGTTCTTATTGGGAAATTAAGCATGTCAGGGATGATAATGCGATAACAGTGTTTGATAATTCAACAGGCACCTTCCCCGCCGTTAACGTTCCAACCAGCTTAACCAATGCCATTACGGGGGTGGGAGACTATTCATTCACAACCAATGGAACCTACACCAATTCATATGTGGCTATATGGAGAACGGTTGATAGCGGCACAACATGGGAACGCTTTAGATATTACAACATGGATGGTCGCAACGTAGACTCTACATGGGAAGAGACTGACGCTGGAGTTCATTACGCTGTCACCTCATCCACAGGAACCATTGATGGGTTTAGATTGTTTCTTAATGAGTTCTATACAAAGGGCATTGTTAAGATTACCGCCGTCACGGATGGTGAGAATGCAACGGCCACCGTTATAGATACTCTCGGAGCAACCGATGCCACAACCAAATGGTCAGAAGGGGCGTGGAGCGCCTACAGAGGTTATCCTCAAGCCTGCGCCATATGGGAAAGCCGAACATGCTTTGCCGGAACAACCTCCAACCCTAACACCCTTTGGTTTAGCCAGATTGACGACTTCGAAAACTTCCTTACAGGAACAAACGACTCTGATGCCATGAAAACCACCATTGGTTCTGGACGCATTGATGAGATTCGGTGGTTGGTTCCACAGAAAGCCCTCGTCATTGGTACAGTTGGGTCTGAGTGGGTTATGGAGGCAGAAAGTGACAACAAACCTATCACCCCGACATCCTTTGCCCTACGCCGTAAAACGACATACGGAAGCAAAAAGAATCAAGCAATCCTTGTCAACTCTGCTGTGCTGTTTGTTATGCGTCAAGGCAGGAAAGTGCGAGAGTTTACATACAGATTTGACGTAGATGACTATGTGGCCCCCGACCTCACCATTTTGAGTGAGCACATTACAACGGGTGGGATTACAACAGCCGCCTACCAGCAACAGCCCGACAATGTTCTTCTAGCCATTCGTGAAGACGGAACCCTCATTCCTATGACGTACGAACGTGACCAAGAGGTGACGGGGTGGTATCGCTACACGCTAGATGATGGAGATGGGCTGTTTGAGAGTGTTGCTGTCATTCCACGTGATGCAGACGAGGATCAGGTTTGGACTAGTTGCCAACTAACAGTGAATGGCTCCACCAAACGTTACATTGGTGTGTTTGACAACCGCGAGTGGGGAACAGACGTTGCTACAGAGTGGAATGGAAGTGATTTCTATACAGTTTTTGATAACCCAGCCACAACAACACTAACAGGCCTCACCTACCTAGAAGGCATGACGGTTGATGTTGTACGTGATGGAATGGTTGAGCCTCAAAAAACCGTGGCAAGTGGCAGCATAACAATTGATAAGGTTGGCACCCGCGTTGTTGTGGGAGTCCCCTACACCTCCACCATTGCCCCCATCTATGTAGAGCCACCTTCTCAACACACCCAACCAATGGGCAAGAAGAAGGGGTTGTTCAAAGCTGTTATTCGATTTAAAGACACTCTCTCTGCCAACGCAGGCCAAAGCCTATCAAACCTCTCCCCTGTCATTTTCCGTGATAGTGGGGACGCAATGGACTCTCAGGTGGCAATGTTTAGTGGAGAGAAGAAAATAAGCTTTGATAGTGAATACAAATTCCTGCATACTTGCTACATTAAACAGGACAAGCCGCTACCAATAACGGTGGTTGCAATGATTCCATACGTAGAGGTAAAGGGGTAGGCGCATGAATACAATGCTAGACAACAACATTCCACAACATCCACCACTCCCGCCATGTTTGGCTACGAAGGAAGACCGGAGAGAGTTTATCTTTGGGCTGGAAGAGGCTATTAAGAATGAGCCAACCTCGGCAGATGGTGATTTTTTGCCGCTAGAGCATAAGTTCTGTGATGGAATGTATGTCCGTGAGATTTATATACCCTCTGGCATGTTGCTGACGGGTAAAATACACAAGCACGAGCACCCCAATTTCCTGCTACAAGGAACTGTGACAATGATTACAGAGGATGGTGGGTTGATTAAGATGTCGGCTCCTCAGAGCCTTGTGTCCCCTGCGGGCTGTAAACGGGCTATATACACCCATACAGACGTCAGATGGTCTACGGTTCATGTAACAGAGAGTAAGTGCCCTGAAGAGGCTGTAGAACAGCTTACAGTGGCTTCGTATGAAGAGTTTGAACGTTATCTGGAGGAAAACTAATGTCTATGGCAGTAATTGGAGTGGTGGTTGCTGTGGGGGCCGCTTACGGGCAATATCAAGCTGGTCAATCCCAGAAGGCAATGACGAAGTACAATGCCGACCTAGCTGAGAACGAGGCAATTGCTCAGGAGCAAGCAACGGCGGCTGAAACAGAACGTATGCGCTCACAGAAGAAGCGACAAATGTCTGCACAGCGAGCGGCGGCAAGCAAGACCGGAGCTGTTATATCGGAAGGTACTCCGTTGCTGGTCATGGCTGAAGAGGCTGGACTGATGGAGTTGGACATTATGAACATGCAACGTACGGGCGCTATGCAGGCGCAAGCCTCACGCTCTGAAGCTAAGTTGCAGAAGTACAAAGGCAAGCAGGCCGCACGCTCCGCTAACATTCAAGCTGGCACAACGTTGCTTGGAGGGCTTGGAAAAGGCGCGGCAATTCACAAATCCAATCACACAGATGCCGCGACGGGCAAATGGTACATTGGAAAGAATGTAGGTAAAGGTTAACAGGAGCATAGCGACGATGGCTAAAATACCACTATCACAAAGACAGCACGCCCCCACCGTTGTTAGGGAGCCTAGAGGAGATGTAGCTGGGGCTGGAGCTCAATGGAGGGCTGTGGCTCAGGCTGGGCAGGCTTTGGGGGGAATGGCTGAGAGGGTGAATCAGTTCAAGAAGCGAAAAGATGACTTAAGCACAATCAATGGGGAGGTGCAGAGAAAGTCTCGCGTCGCAACCTATGACTTGCAGGTTAATGAGTTGATAAAGAGCGAGGCTCACAAGAAGGGGGCCGACCTCACTGAGGATGAGATATTTAAGCTGACAGAGCCCTTGCGTGGCGCACTCAATGACGAGCTAGCCAACAATGTCTACCCGCAGATTAAAGACGCTAGAGTTCTTGCTGAGTACAATGCCTTAGACGTTGAGAGGGATGGCAAATACGGCTCTATGTCATCCAAAATCAATTACGAGAAGCACCGCACCTCCTTCCACCTAACGAACCTAAAGACTAACGGCATAGACCTAATTTATAACAACAACTACGCTGGCGCTGTTGACATGCTCGAAACCACCCGTAAAACCATTGGTGAAGAAGAGTATATTCAAATGCTTGACCTATTTGACACTGCTAACGATAAGATGGCGGTTCAACGTTACTCATCTGGCGAAACTGTCGAGGAGCTGGACGCTCAGGCCGAACTAATTGATAAAGACGAAACAATCGACGACAAAATTAAGGGTTCAGCTAAAAAGGCCAATCGGACAGCTAAAAAACAGATTAAGGCTGAAAAAAGAGAGTTCCAGCGCGAGAACGAGGTTGAGTTTGCGGCTAAGTTAGCTGTAAAGCAACTATCCATTCCTGAGATCCGCAAGGGCGTAGAGGATGAAACCATTAGCAAGAACTACGGCACAATCCTTGAAGCGAAAGCCAACAAGGACATGCAGGAAAACATTCCTCAGAAAGCCAAGACTAAGTTGCAGGCTTTTCAGAGACAGACTCAACACACTCCTAAAAAGCTATACGACCTTGAGAAGTCCCTCTCGCAAACAATTGATGACATTCACAACGACAAAACCCTTAATGAAGACCAGCAATTCTACCAAGCAACAACAGCCGTCAAGCTATACGGCATGGCATCCAACCCGAAGATTGGGCGGGATCTAGTTGCCTCGGTTCAAAGAATGATGGACATGGAAAACTTCATCCATAATCAAGGTGTAGAGGTTGAAAGCGGCTGGTCTGCGTACAGCTTCATGAGCGCAGTAACTCCCGATATGGATCAGGCCACAGTACAGAAGGCCACTGATGATGCTCTTGTATATCTCAACACAGTCTATCAGGACGCCGCAGTTATGGCTATGGGCAAGATTGATGTTGGGGCGGAGGTGACACCAGATGAGTTTCAGTCCCGCTTTGATACGCCACCAGTCGAGGGGGCAAGGCGCGGTGTGGGGCAATACTCTAACACTTGGTACATTGAAAAAGACGGCAAATTCTTTCCGGTGGAGAAATAATGGCAAAAATTAGCGACACACCCGTTGACTTCAATCCGTTTGAGCCCGTGGCTGAAGAGGCGGTGGCTTCTTCGGCTCCCGTAGACTACAACCCCTTCGAGGCTCCAACGGCAACTGATCGCGCTAAAAGACTTTCAGCCGTTAACCCAGACACCAATTTGGATGATGACGCATGGGAGAGAGTGAAGGGCATTGATCACCTGAAGCAGAAGGGTATTGATGCAACCTCTGACAACGCCGACTACTGGCAAGAAGCTTTGTACGGCTCCAATCAGTCGTGGGGGGCGGTAAACAACTCTGTTTCTAACGCGCTGTCGGTTGAGCCTGCTGGTGACGTGAAAACAACCGCTAGAATTTCAGCTAAACAATACGGGAAACTATTCCTACAGGGTGTTGCCAAAACCGCCACATCTGTCTCTGGCGGGGTTATAACCGCTGATAAGTTTGTGAAAAGCAAGTTAATGCCAGTTTATGACGCTGTTGGCTTGGGTGGCGTCGCTAGATGGGCTATGGAGGTTGATGTTAAAGCCCACGGAGGCATTGAAGCCATCGAGAAGGAAGCTATTGAGCCCTACTACTCAGGCAAAATGACCGAAGAGGAAAAAGGGCGTCTATCAGCTCAGTTTGCAGAAGGCTTGGGGCAACTGCCAGAAATGGCTTTGTATGCAACAC